AGTTGCTGTGGATGATTCTCCAAGAGTTTCCTGCAACCATTCCTCAGCATCAAAAGGTTTCAATTCGAGAAGACCTTTTTGAAACTCTTGCCGTGCGTCTTCCAAATTTCCAGAGAGTGCCATAGTTACAGCATCCACAAAATGAAGAAACGTCTTCTCCACCTTAATGATTTCATCGAAAAGTCCGACTAACCCGTCCGTTACATGATGAATTGCCAACGTCACACTCTCAAACGTAAGCGGCATGTTTTTAAGTGTGTCATCCCCGGAGAATACCCCTACTAAATGGACAAATACTGTTGCAGTCTCCTTGAAAACCTCCATGAGTTCCTTAGCCATGTGCCAAGTATCCTTCATGATTGGAATAAGGACGTTAGAGAACCGCTTGGACAGCGCGGGGATGTTGTCCATCAGTTGCAGCATCCAGTCGCGTATCTTGGTCTCGTCGATGCCGAGCTTGCTGAAAATATCCGATGCCAACTTCATCGAGAAGAACGGCACCACTACATGGATCAGCTCCGAGAAATCCGTGCGCATGTCCCGGATAGCCTTCATCTTTTCTTCGAAACCGGAACCCAAACCCGCCGACATACGGTTAATATCCCCCGACATGCGCTCAGCGCGCTCACGGGATTCCGGGTCCCAGATCATCTCCTCCAGCGAGACCCCGAGGGCGGACGTAATCATGGACATCTTACGGGCGGTCTCGGTGGTCATGAGCATTCGCAACCCAAGCAGGCGGTAGCTCTGGTCCGCCATCGCCACCTTATCGATCATGCCGACGACCCCCGCCGATACCGAAAGGAATCCGCCGACTACCGCACCCTGCGCCTCAACCACCTTGTGCGCCATGCCGGTGGTGTGGTCGGCGACGGTCTTTTCCGCCAGATCCAGCAGACCCTTCATCTTGTAGAAGGATGCGTCGTCACTTTGAAATCCGAGCTTAACCAAAAACTCGTCAAGATAGTTCGGCATGATTAGCGTTGTCCAAGTTCGCCATAATTAGTGTTTAATGCTGGGGCCGCTCTTCTAGTTTTACATTAGTGCTGTGTCCATACCCCAGTACCCGATCCTCCATCGCCCAATACTCCGTATCGATAACCATCCGGCCTTCGGCGTTCCCCAGGAAACGAATTTCGGGATAGAGAACGCGCGTCGATTGGCTGGCGGCGAACACCACATCGGCCTGCCGCATGAAAAGCTGGTCATGCTCCCAGCCTTCGAAACAATCCAGCATCCTACGTTCGAAAATGGCTCCGAGCTTCAGCGGTGTCGGACGGCCGCTGTACAGCTCGTCCAGCTCTGGCGTCAACGCGATGGTCACCACCCCTAGCTCAAACGCGCTGATCAGCGGGCGCAAGTCCGTGATACAGAAATCATCCTGGGTGTAGATGAAGTGGCTCTTGGCCCGGCGGGCGGCGCGGTAACGGTTGAACTGGGCGTCTCCGCGAATGAAAATGATCTCCTCGATCTCGGCGTAGGACTGCAACGCCTCCGCCAGCTCGCCCATGGGAACACGCCCGTTAGTCGGCACGACTGCGGTGATTTTGATAGAAGGGGTCATGTTTAGCCCAATATAGCGCTGCAGAGGCCCGTTTCTTGCCTATTCCCAGCCCCGTGGCGGCGTTAAGTGCCCCGGAGTGGTACCCTAACTACCCTCCAGGCGGTGAAAGCTCTCTGAAGGGCCGCATAAGGGCCCTGGTCACTATCCGCAATCGCCTACAGTCCCTGCAGGTGGCCTTGCACGGCCCGCCGTCGTCGTGCGAGAGGAGATAGTGCAATTGGTCAACCATCACGCTTCTCACGGGAGCCGGTTCCACGTACTGCGGATGGTTTAACGATTGTGGAGCAGCGGCACTCATGGATGGGGCCCTCCATCGTTATCTCCGATGCATTTGTTCTTGGACCGCCCTCGCGGCCCTTTGCTTATTTTCCTCTACTGTCGACAGCACGGCATTCACCGCCCATAGGTCGTGGATGTCATAGGTACCGTCCCAAATCTCGCATTGCTTCCAAAGACCCGCTATGATCGGCCGCCACAGATAGGAGGAAATCTCCGCCGGGAACCCTACTGGAGTGTAGCCGAGATCTCCAGCATGTCCCGCTTCTCCTTCTCCTTCTTCTTGCGCTCGAAAAAAGGGCGGAAGTTAAAGTCCAGCCCCGCCTCGATCAACTGTTGGATGGAGTCAAGGTCGGTGGCCAGGTCCGGGTCCAGAATCCGCGGCGCGCCATCCGGAGACTTAGCGTAGACCGCCATCGGAATACGCTCACCATTCACATCTTTCAGGATGCTGCACACGCCCAGCACGGCATCCTGGACCCTGGAATAGTTCTCGGGATCGCCATAGGTCTTCATTCCCATCTGGGTGATAATCCAATCCCCTTTGAGGGGACTCATAAGGCCGATGCGGAACATACGGCCGTTGATCGTTACGTCCTTCGTTTTTTCGGGTTGCACCGTTACGCCCTACCCTTTCAGTTTTGTTTAGAAAAGGCGGGGATCGGCCCCGCCCCTTCGGTTAGTTATTGGCGATATTGCACGCCATCACGATCCAGGTCACCACCTGAGCCTCTTTGCCATACACCTTGTCCGGCACTTTCTGGGGCGACACCCCCGACGCCACGTGTTGCGAACCGTCAACGATGTTTTGGATCAGCATGGTCGAGGTAGCCCAGTTACTGACATCCCCCGCATCGCGCGCGGCCTTCAGCAAATTATACCAACTCAGCAATTGCTGGTGGAGCGTCGAGGTCTGCCAACATTGAATCTCGACTTCCCCTTGATCCCCCGGCACGGCCGACGGCACCACCGCCCCGTCCGCCGCCACGGCCAGAACCGTCTGGGTAGTGGTCATGCGAATCGTGAGGCGCTCCAGTCCTACCATTGCGACACCCGCCGCCGCGATGGTAATGCCGAGCGCGCTATTAGCCAAGGCGACGTTTACGTCCTTAGCGCTATAAGTTGCCAGTATAGAACTCATGTTTGTTTTCCTTTCGCTCGACGTTACTGCTGCATCAATACTTCTACCGTCAACGACCGGCCCGATTCGGATTCAATCAACGCCACGGTCATGGTCGGCAATTGGCGGCTTGCCCTCTGGCCCGCCGTCAACGTGCTGGCCGCCGGGGCATAGACGTAGAAGCCCTGCGTCACCGGGTCGCCGGGAAACAACGCCATGGGACCGTTCCCAATTTGGGAACCCTGCCACGTCCCCGAGGGTGCGATGAAGCCCCGCACCTGAGCCCGCGTACAAGCGCCCGCCACTACGTTTCGCATCTGGGTAATGCCGGAGTCAGTGATGGGAAGCGCCGGAACCGATACCAGCAAATTCATAGCACTGACCTGGATATCCGCCACCAGCATGTCCACATTCATCACGATATCGAATGGCAGACCCGACGCCATGTTACCGAACTGAAACACGATGTAGGAGCTATTCTGATAGTTCAGCACGGCATTGCCATTTAGGCCGACCGAGGTACGGGTCACGGTTCCCAGGATGTTGTTCGCCTGAGATTGGGTCAGGGGCTCGAACGCCACACCCGATACTGTCTTGTTGTTAAGATCGAAATAGCTGGCCGCCGCGCCAGTGTTGAGCGCCATAGCTAAGCCCATCACCCCGGCCGACGCGAAGGCGTTGTTCGGGTACGCGCCACCCTGGGTAGTGGAGTACACACTCAAAGTCCGGGTGTACTGCGCCGCCTGAAGCTCCGCCAACAAGTTGCCGGTAATGTTGTTCAGCACGTTGGCGTCTCCCGTGGTGAGAAAGTACACCGATGGGGGTGTAAAGCCCTGAACCTCTGCCGCAACCGCCAAAAGGTCGGCATCGGTAGGCACGTTAGGCGATACCGCCGCAGGCGTGACGACGTACCATTGGGGCGATGCGACACGGCAGGCGTTAACGGCTTGCGCCCATGTCTCGCCGACCGCTGTGACGTTAATCTCCAGTCCGGTGCCGTTACCCCCCGTGACAGGAAGATTCGACGCTATAGTATAGCCGGTGCCTTGCGCGGCGGGAATAATGGTAACCCCGGTCACGACCCCACCCGTCGTTATTGTAGCCACCTGAAGCTGCCCACCAGACGCAAGCGATTGGGTTACTGTGACGACGTCACCTACCAGATAGCCGGTACCGCCCGAAGCCCCTACCGTCACCGTCTGGATAGCGGTGAGGTCACGCCTCCCGATCCACACGTATTGGGGTTGAGGTATTTGGCCGAAGTACAGTTCAGCCGCCAGATACTCGGCGTTGGTTGTGGTGAAGCCATCGCCCGTCATACCGGAGAGCGAGGTGTATTGACGCAAGCGGGAGTTCGCCCCTACGGACGGAATTACCGTAGAGACCCCCACAATCAGACCTTGGTTGAAAGCAGGCAACGCCGCCGGCTGGGGCGAGATGAACGCCTGCACATTGATGATATCGCTAAGTGGCAGAGACCACGTACTCATTTAACACACTCCTGTTCACAATTTACAGTTCACAAGTTTGGTTGGTTCTCTATTGCGCTAAACAGTAATATTGGATGTGTAACCATTCTCTTTCACAATGATCACCTCGACCGACGCGGCGGTGGACACCGTGATGGACTCCAACACTTCCTCGTTGAACTTCAGATCCAAATCGGCCCGCGGCCACCACTGGCCCTGAAACAGCTCTTTGGTATACTGCGGGCGGCGCCAGTCCGGCACGGGATAAAAGTTCGCGGCCTCAATCTGCTGGACGAACAGATCCAGGGACATGGCCGACACCACCTGCCGCGCATGGTCATAGGCGTTGGGACCGTAGAACACAAAATGCACCGTCCAGGTCTGGGTAAAACCCATCGCTGCCGTTACGCTCGTAGAGTTGCGCGGCTGGTAAAGATTATCCCGCGCACGGCTAAACTCGTTATCGTCCGCTGTAGCACGAAGAATACATACGTCGTCCGTTACAGTGTAGGTGGGCTGTCCTGCTTGTTGCCATGCGACCCGGACCGCCTTGAACGCAGTCGCGGGGCTCCCTACGGGATCGAAACCCAGTTGCTGGGCTACGATCTGCTGGAAGAACGTGACCGTGGTGTCGGGCGTATTGGCCGAGGAGACGAGCGTGCCATCGCCCGGAAATGTAACCGTGGACATCAGCTTTCCTGCCTGACCACAAACGTGATGGCGTTTCTCATGCGCCCGAAATCGATCAATGTCTGATTGATGAACGGCTCGGCCTTACCCTTACGCCCCCCGCTATGCTTACGCGCCTTGCGGGCGATGGTCTCGGGCTTATCCGGCGGCCATGGGTTCGGCTCGACGAAATACTGTTTGGCCCCGCTGGCGGCGATGTCCCCGGCCAAGTTCAGTTCCCGCAACGCCTCCTGCGGTTTTTTAGCA